GTAGCGCGGGCGCGTTTTGCTTGATGGGTCATGGGCTTTTCTCTTCGAGTTGGCGGATTCGTTCGAACGCAATCGCCAGCCTCGCTTCGAGGTCGGCGGTCTTGCGCTCGGCTTTAGATGCACGAGCCTCGGATTTCGCCGCACTCTCCTTCGCCACTTCCAGTGCCGCGAGCGCGGCGGCGGATTCCTCTTTTTGCTCGGCATAGAGCTTTTCCCACTGCGCAATGGCGCGGGCGCTCGAATCGTTGCCCACGCTGTTCAACTTCAGCGCGGGACCGATAATCTTCAGGAGTGCAGCAACCAGCCCACCGGAGCCGATGAAGGTGATCGCGAATTTCCAGATGTCAGCATCCATCCCCGGCTCCTGGGTGCGTGTACTACTCGGGACGCACTCCATCGAGTGCCTTCTGCGCTCGGTACGCGTCCTCTTTTTCCAGGAATCCCAACAGCGGCCACAGTTGGTTTACTGCGTCCTCATAGGCGATCTGCGCCCCTACTGTTGAGTCATAAATGGCGGGGTTCACACAGTCGGCTTCTCCTGACTGCACCCAACCGTTATCCAACGCGACGAACGCGAGCGTTTTGGTTCCGCGCTTCACGTACTCGACGGCAGTGATGCGCGTCTCAATCTGTGCTCGGCTAGTCATGTGGCGTCCTTGGAATAAAAAAGCCCCCTTGGCAGGGGGCTTCCGGCGAAGCAGTCTGCGGGAACAGACTGCGGCTGGTCCAAGTGTCGTCAGCTTCGTGGCCGTACGTTCCTTGGGGCAAATGAAAAGGCCCCTTTCGGGGCCTTAGAATTCGGTTACTTCCGATGCTTTCGTATGTACTTGACCGCCGCCTGCATTCGCGGGGTATCGTCTTGGAACGCGCCGATCCCTAGATTGCAGGTGTCGCACAAAAATCCGCGCACGCACTTTCCACAGGATCGTATGCCGGGGCAGCACGCGTGGTCGTGGTCAACCACGTAGCGCCTAGAGATGTCACGTAGACAAATCGCGCACTTGTGATCCTGTGCATGCAGGATGCGCGCGATGTCAGCGCGTGAAAGACCGTACTGCGTGCGATGCCGCTCTATGTAAGTGCATTGCTTGCATCGCACCTGAAGACTGTCCGATGTCGCCTTGTGGCGCATGAACTGCGCAGGGTCCAGCCACAGCTCGCATGTGTTGCACTGCTTTTGACCCGCCCCATTGCGCTCTGCCGCGACACCGTTTCGCCTACGCCCCATGTCAGCGTCAGAAAAAATTCCGCGCCTCTCTCTGAGCCAATGGTACTGACATGCCCCCTTGGCGTAGTGCGGCTTTTCACAACCCACGTATTTGCACGCTATCGGCGGCTTCGGCCCAAGGACCGGAAGCAGCCCCAAGCGCCGCATCTTAACGTTGTGCGTGCTGCACATTCCGCGCGCCTTGAATGGCCTGTCACAACCCTCAGCGCTGCATTTTTTCGCGGCGCTCGATTTCCCGCTCAAGATACCATTTTGCTTTTTTGAGGTCTTCAATCGGGGCACCTTTGTCGTCGGCTCTCCAAAGATACTTTACAACGTTGCCCAGATTAAAGGACATCCACTCCGTGATTTGAATGCACTCTACCCCTGATTTGTGGGACGTGTAATGCTTCGGGTGATTCACGGGGTCATGCCCCGCGCCGATCTGCACCGGCTGGGGCAGCTTGCTGGGAAAGGGGAATTCGAGCTTCTTGCGCGCCCGCGCGTACTCGTCGTACACCATTTCGAGCGTTTTCGCGTCCTGCATGGCGCCGGCGACCGGGCTCTGGCCCATCGGGCCATACGGCAGATGGTCATTCATACGTCACCCCGTCAAACAGTGCTTTCTCAATCGCCCACATCATCGACGCCTTCATGCTTTCGTAGGTCTGGCGCTTCACCGCATCGATGTCGCCATCCCAGCCGGCTATCTCGATTTCGTGGCCGTGCTTGCGCCGGATCACGTGCGTCTCGTCATCGATGGTCACTTCGAGGATCGATTCATATTCGTGCTCGCCCACTTTGTTCAGCAGCGACACGTTGGAGACTTTGAAGCTCATTCGTCGCGCTCCGGGAACCAGCAGGCGCGAGCGCCGGGAACAAGGCTGTTCTGCGTCGCTTGAAGCGTCGTCAGCGCAATCTCGCGAGTCGGGAACCACGGCACACCGCCTTGAATCAGGGGCATGCCCTCATCCACGAAGATGGTCAGGTTCACCAGCTCGCCGGCCATCTCGCCGTCGCCATGGACGTGCGTGACAATCGCGGCCTGTTCCGAATGCCCGTTGCTCCACGGACCCAGCGTATGGACAATCCTTCCGCGAGACACTTTCATCGCTTCGCTCCCGCACGGCGCGCGGCCGTATAGGCGTGCCACGCGGCGACCGCCGTGGAACCGAGCCGGGTCAAGCCCATGAAAGTGACGGCGTAGCATCCCCAATACTTGGACCACGCGATATGCGGCTTATCGACGCCGCGACGAAGTGCGCTCATGTGCTGCTCCAGTGCGTGCCGATCAATAGCCGGCTTCGCTATCCAACATATGAAACTGAGGGACAAACGACCGTTCGGGCGCGGGCGTCACCGCGTGACGAATGCTCATCACGCCGTAGCGCGTCGCGCTCAGCAAGTCGTCGTTGATGTCTTGAATCAGGCCGTCTTTGCGGTGATAGAGCCGGAACTCTTCCCACCAGTCGGAGAGATGCGAAGCGACCTTGAACCGCCCGGTCTGCATCCGCTCCAACATGTCCTGCACGCTCACCTCAAGTGAGGTGCCACCATCGGGCATCGTCGCGTGCTTCTCCAGCATGTTCGCGCCGTGGTTCCGGTACTGAACCATCGCCTGTTTCCCGTCGCGCGTTTGCAGCCCGTCAACCGGCCACGCGACCGGAATCCACGAGCCTTTGCTCTTCAGCGTGGCCGCGTGATAGATGCTGGTCTGTTCCTTGATCCGGTAGCAGTCGTACACATGGATCGTGTCCGTCTCGCGGTCCCACGCCATCCACACGCCTGCGGCCGGATGGTCCCAGCCGAAGTCCACGCCCACGATCCGTGGCCAGTGCCATGGAATCTGGATCGCCGGCTCCATAATCATTTCGGGCTCAATCGGGAACACTTGGCCCGAGCCCATCATCGGAATTCCCATCGCGCGAGCCTTACGCTCATGCGCCGGGTAGCCCGCGATGATCTGCGCCCGCTGCTGCTCCGTGTAGTGCAGCGCGTCCGCGATCGTCATGTTCGTGACATGCGACCCCGGCACCTTGTCGAGCAAGAACCGCCGCACGACTTCCGACATACCCAGCAACGGCGTGAACGTGATGTAGGTAATCCCGCCGCGCCCTTCGTCACCGGCCTGCGTCCGCGTCTTCCCTTCCGTGTAAATGTCGATCGGCGGCTCTTCATCGAACCAGACCCAATCGAGCGTTTCACCCTGGAATTTCTCGCGGCCCTGTTCGTAGGCTTTGAAGTACACAATCGAGGTGCCGCCGCTGACGTGCTTCACCTTCACGTTATCCAGCGCGTCGGCTACGCCGTGCGCCTTTCGCGTGACGGAGATAATGCAGTCCGCCGGAATCGATCCCGTTCCCCACGAACCGGGGCGGCCCATCAAAATCCGCTGCGGGTTGTCTCGCGTCGATTCGCCCGTCACGCCGGCCGCCCAGCCCACGGTCGGATGGTCGAAACGCTTGCCGGTCCACCAGTCCGGGTAAAGCCCCGTCAGGTGCATCGCCGTCTCAAAGCCCGCCGACCACGTTTTCCCTTGCTGGTTGCCCGCCATCAGCAGCCGGTCAATCACGCCGGCGTATGCGCTCGCCGCGTGGAATTCCTTCTGCTTCGGATACGGCGCGTAGTCCCTGAGCTTGTTCTGATCCTTCCGTTGCTGCTTGATTTCCAACAGGTCCAGCAGCTCGCGCTTCTCGTCAACCGTCAGCGCGTCCAGGTTCAGAGTGGTCAGGTCCATCAGCGATACCGCCTTTTCGATTGCTCCCGCTTCCACTGCGCGCCGCGCGGCTTGGGCGGGCTCGCGGCCAGCCACGCCGAGGGCGCGGGCACGTTAAGCAAGGGCGTCGTGATGAACCTGAAGCTTTCGTAGCGGCCGATTTCCCCGGTGAACAGGGCGCGCACCTCTTCAAGCGGCAGCGTTACGAATTCCATCGTGGTTCCTAAGCTCAGGCGCGATCAGGTCCACGATGAGGTGGATTCGTTCCGTCTCGCCGTGGTTGTCGGCCGTGTGCGGCGCGCGATGGTCGAACCACCACGCTTCACCCACCGGCAGGTGCAGCCGTTCGCCGTTGCAGACGAGCGCGCATTCATCGTTCGTCGTGAGCGCGACGTGCACGCGCTCATAGGTCTGCGCGTACAGCCCCTCGTCCACGTGGTCGATCAACTGGCCACCGGGCGGCATCTTCACAATGAGCACGCGCCCAAGCGCGGTCGCGCGCGTCGCGCGATAGACCGGCGTGACCAGTTCGGCCACCGCATCGAACACCAGCTTGGGCACGTCATAGTCTTCGGCGTAGGTACTGCCGAAGTAGTCTTCGAAGGTGAAGTCCTTTGGGCCGCGCACGTAGATGCATTGCGTCTGCCAGTGCGGGCTCCCGAGGAATTCCTGCCGCAGCGTGTGGCGCTCCCACAGTTGCGAGAACGTCTCCAGCAGCGCGGCCAGCCAGTCGGCGTTGAACTTCGTATCGTCCGGGTCGAGCGCGATCTGGCGGAAGTTCATTCGGGCTTCTTCGCGTTCTTGGCCTTTTCGACCAGAGCTTGCAGGCGCGAGTCGATCTGCTTGTCATCCAGCTTGATGGTCTGGTCCACTTCCAGATGCTGGCGTTCGCCGTACTTCTTCGGGTTCAGCTTGGCCGCGATCCACTGGAGCGAATTGATGTGCGTTTTGAGCGCCGTCATCTCTTCGTTGCTGGCGCCCATCTTGGCGCGCATCTGCATGTGCTCCGACAGGTCCGCGATCATCTCCACGTACTTATCCGCGCGCTGTTCCAGTGCCGCCTCGTATTCCTGCTTGAATTGGCTGTCTTCCCTGATCCAGCGGTACATCGTGGCGCGCGCCGGCATGTGTTCATCGTGGCAAACCGTGAAAACGCTCTCCCCTTCCGCCACGCGCACGAGCAGCTCTTGCCGCACGTCTTCCAGCTTCACTTTCGACTTCTGTTTCAGTTGCGTCGCCGTGGGGTTCCGATTCGGCAACTTCTCCCGTTGCAGCGCAATCGCGGAGTCAATCGCCGCGCTGGCCACGAATTTGGCCTGCGCGAGCTTCGAAATCTCGTCTTCGAGCAACTCATCGTGCGTCGGGTCGCGCTTGGCGCGCGCTGCCGCCTTGGCCTTCGGGCCGGGGGTGCTGTTCATGCTGGCTCCGTAAGGTGTTAAGTCGTTAGCTGTACTAACGTCCATTCGCAAAATTTTTTGCCCGGCTTTTCGCCGTAGGCGGGATGAACCGGAAAACCCCTGCGCAGCCGGTGAAACCTGTTAAGGGGACCGTTAACAGTCGGTGAAAACTTTTGAAATTTTTTCGTCCCTGTTTGCGTGCACGCGAGAGAAAGGGACCCAAACGGAAACGAAAAGCGGGTGTGCCGGGGGGTCAATTGTATGACCAGACCCCCCATCCTTCATATGATAAGACCATGCCCATTCCCCCTATGAAATGACAAGATGAGGGGTAAAGAATGGTTGACTAGGCCAGGGTAACAGCCCCGATCGCAGCTCGTTCCCTACTTCCTAGAGCTAAGTCATTGATTCTAAAGGATATGACTACTTGACATAATGAGCATGATCGTACTTTGGCTGAGTGTAGGACCATGGGCGCATGGCGCCGCATGGCGCTTCCTACGATCGCAGGAAGGCGCCCCCTTCCTAGAGACCTAGGAACGGCGCCGCGCGTGGCGCAATACCTGTCCCCCGCCCCAACGGCAAAACCGGCATCAATGCGCCGGACCTTGCGCCGCTAGTTCGTCCCAAATTTGTTTGGAGTCAGAACCAGCGGCCGGACCATTGCCCGCCCCCATCGGCGCCCCTTGCTCAGCTCCAGGTGCAGGACCAGCGGCCGCAGACGGCGCGCCCTCGCTACCGTCCGCCATGTCATCGGCGCCCGCCCCTTGTTCCGGGTTCTCTAGAAGGTGCTTCGCCATGCTTAGCGCCTCATCGATCGACCCCGCTTGCTGTTGGCTGTCGGCATCGGCCGCCGGAGCATCGACCAGCCCCACGGCAAACGCGCCGTCATCGCCAAGGGTTATTTCAACGGTCGTAGCCATTCGCAGAACTCCAGAAAGCAAAAAGGCCCGCCACTGGCGAGCCGATCGAAGGGTTTTTCCCAGCGCCGAATATAAACGTCCTTCCATATGACGTAAAGCGCTATGTGCGCAAACCCTCGCAGAATTAACGATATATCAATGAACCTAGGGTAACTCCTAGTGTGAATGCCCTATTGACAGGATCACTCTAGGGGCTCCCGTAGGACCGCAGCTTAACGAAACAGCAACTCCAGGAGAGACGGACATGAACCACGACGAACGCATGGCAGCAGAAGCGGCGCAAATCGCGCACGTGAAGAACAGCCCGAGCGCCACGCGCCAGAAAGCAGCTCGACGCGACCCGCGCACCGCAGCGCTTGAGGAATCAGACCGCGCGCTCCAACAGCTCTTCAACGACCCGGCCGCCTCGCATTGGCTGAAGGAAGCAGCGCGAAGCCTCACGCAGCGCGACGCGCTCGACGCGTCGATTGACGCCGACGCCCTCGCACATCTGATGCGCGCCCGGTTTAACGCCCTGCTATCGGCCGCGCGATCGTAGGAATACACACGGCGCCGCATTCGCAGGGGCGCCGGAGTTTTCCCACGTAGTCATAACAAGAGAGGTTTCAAAATGTCCCACGAAATCAGCATTCGTCAAAACGGGTTCGCGGAAATGGCTTTTGTCGGCGCCACGCCATGGCACGACCTAGGCCAACGCCTAGAAGAGAACGCCCCCCGCGAAGTCTGGCTTAAGAAAGCCGGTATGGATTGGCAGATTGAACCCGCATACCCGCGCTATGCCACCTCGCACGACCAGAAGAACGACCCCGCCGCATGGCAGACCATGAAGGACTCGCACATTCTGTTGCGCTCCGATACCAAGGCCGCCCTCGCGATCGTTTCATCGAAATTCAAGGTAGTACAGCCCCGCAAGATTCTCTACACCATGGCCGATTGGGCTGAAGAGTCAGGCATGACGCTGGAGACCGCAGGCACTCTGCACGGCGGCCGCAAGTTTTGGGCCCTCGCGAAGATCGGAGCGCAGACCGTCATCAAACACAAGGCCGACATTGTGGGCGGTTACATCCTGCTGGCGACCGCATGCGACGGCAGCATGGCCACCATCGCCAAGCGCACATCGATTCGTGTTGTCTGCCAGAACACGCTTAACGCCTCGCTGCGTGGCGCGGCCGACTGCAAGGTATCGCATCGCTCGACGCTCGACACCAACGCCATGCGCGACGAACTTGGCTTAGCCCGCGAACAGTTTGTCGAATGGTCGAACACCATGCGCGCCCTGGCAGACACGCGCGTCAGCATCGACACCGCCGAACGCGTATTGATCCAAGCCGTGACGGGGCAAGAGCTGCAATCCCTCAACGCCGAGAAGCTCGCAGAGGCACGCGACAAGGCCGCATTTAAGAAAATGCTCGCACTGTTCGAAGGTGAGGGACGCGGCGCCACGCTCGAAGGCGTCAAAGGCACCGCATGGGGTTTGCTCAACGCCTGCACCGAGTACAACGACCACCACGCCCGCGCGACCAGCATCGATAACCGCTTGGAGTCTGCATGGTTTGGACCGGGCGAGAAGATGAAAGGCCGCGTGTTGGAACTGTTGACGGCCTAACCCACGGCGCGCCCCGCGAGGGGCGCCCCCTCACGACTCTAGGAGCTAACAGCATGTCCGCACATCTCGTATCAATGCGCACGCTAAACGCGCTTGCCACGTTCGCGCACGATCAGCGCATACAAGTGCAGCTCAGCAACGGCGATTACATAGACGCCACCCGCAACCCGCAAGCCTTTGTCGACATCCTGCTACGCGCCAACCTTGACAGCTTGCGCGCCCGCTACCCGCAGGAAACCGTTTTCAAACACCCGCATTACATGGTGTTTCGCCGCGCGCCCGCCGCCGACCTTGTGCCCGTGTTGGTGCTGAAGACGGCGCAATACTTCAATCACCAAGCATGCGAGGTTTCCGACTATGAAGAGACCGACGCCGCCACGATCGCGCGCCTCATCATCGCCAAAGCCGTGCGCGCACTTCCCGGATATGATTCCGCGCCCTATGGTCTCGAAGGTGACACGCCCGACGCCATCACGATGCAGGCACCGCAGCCCGCACCGGGCAAAGCCTCATCTGGCGATCTTATGGCGCTTATCTTCCGTGACGGGCCTGTATCGCTCGACGCCATGGACGCGCCACGCTCGACGCCACCGGCCGCAGCTCGCCAGACGCCGACGCCTACACCACGCCCGCAGCCCGCGCCGAAGCCTACGCCGCGCCCGCGCCCGCCGGTAGATGACGACGAACAGCCGGAACCGTACTGAGCCAGGACGCGCCCCGCGAGGGGCGCCACCTTTCCACCATCACAGGAAACCACCATGGAACACATCGACATTGGCCCAGCCCCCTACGACGAGGAATGTGCAGCAGTAGGACAGGAGAACTTCGCCGCCCGCAACGCGGCCGAGTGTCGCGCACTCGCGCACCAGATCGCGCGCCAATTGGGCGAACCGCCCGAAGGCGCCTATCTGCGCATCAAAGCGAACCCGCACGACTTTGGGTCTTATCGCGAACTCGTTTGTAAATACGAGGACGACAACGAGGACGCGACGAACTACGCGTATCGGTGCGAGTCCGAATGCCCCGCGCAATGGGACGACGAAGCACGCGCCGAACTCGCCGCCGCTGGGTTCCCCGCCAAGGTTCACGCGTAGACAGACCGCGCGCGCTCCAGAGGGGCGCGCCTAGCCTGTCCACTCACCACCGGAGCCGATGAAATGCCGACGCTTGTCGAAATCATCCAAGAGGACGCGCGCTATGTCGAACGCTCGCGCGTAACCATCACCGCCAACACCGTGCGTTCATGGGTTTGCATCGCAGACGAAGACGGTAACGAAGTTTTCATGCAAGGCCAGGAAGCAGACGAGTTTAACGACCGCGCCACGCAGCTTTACAACGATGCCCAGCTCGTGACGCTCGAAGAGTGCCGCGCGCATCTCGCGCGCCCGTACGTTGATTCCATGATCTAACCCGCAACCACCACCGGAGGAACCCGCAATGACAACCGAACTCATCAACGCCGTGCGGCGCGCAATCAAGCTCGCTGAACTGTCCGCCGACACCATGGACAGCCCCGCGCAAGCATTGGCAGACTTGCGCGCGATCGTTCGCGACCTGACGCCCGCCTATCACAACGCCGTCATCCAGGTGATAGACGACGACGCGCACAGCAACGCCGAACCCGACTTTCTCGCGGCAGTCATCGACCGCGCGAAACGCGACGCCATCAACGCCCGCGAAATCAAAATCTATGTCTCGCCGCGCGTCCCCGACGACGCGCCGATATGGCGTAATCCGGGCTGGCTGGAGTACGGCATCAATATCGAATGGAACACCGGCGGCCGCCTGTATATCGGCGCAATCCAGCGCACGCGCGGCGCCCCGATCGAATACCACAGCTAACCCACAGGACGCGCCCCGAAAGGGGCGCACAGCTCGCCATGTTCAAACAGAACTTCACCCCGTATCAATACATACCCCTGTACGCGAAGGTAGCGATAGAGCGCCTGGACAGTAACAGCTCATTGCGCACGGCCCCAATGCTCGATCAGCTCATAGACGCCTACGCGCAGACGTACGGCGCCACGTGCGACCAGCACACGCGCGACAGCGCGCATTACATCTGCTCGCGCCGCTTTGGCGAGACCTTCCTTTCTAAGCCGCTGGAGACCTGACACCATGCCGAACGCAACGCAACCCCGCCCCGTCGAATACATCGACCTAACGCCTAGCTGGTCCGGCATCATGCCCGCCCTCATCGCCGCACTGGAGAACGGCACCGAAGAGGGGCGCCGCCTCGCACGCGCCGAATTGATGCGCCTCGCGCACATCACCGACGCGCAGAACGACCGCTTCAAAGCCGAGAACCAGACCGAGGGGCAAGCATGACGCGCAAACCGAAACGCCCGACGCTCGCGCAGGCACGCGCGGATTACCCGCACCGCTACACGATGGAACACGTCCCGGCATGGGCAATGCGCCGACCGTGCGACAGCGGAGGCACAGAGACACGTTACTACGCGCCGCAATTCCGCTCCGATCAGGAGTGGTACGAGAACACCATATTCC